CCCCATGATACGCGGAATTACCTCCACCATTTTGGACGTTTCCTACTTGTATTCTATCTCCTTTAGAATAAATACATGGGAAGGATGCAAACTCATAAGCTAGATCTTGTATTGCTTTTTCTAAATCGGATTGCCTTCCAGAATTGAGTCCTTGTAGATATTTTCCTAGATATTGTCTTTTATTTAATAATAAATAGTTACAGGCACTTTCTTGAGTTTTAGAATCAAATTTATCATTTAAAGAAATATATTGGGATTTAACAGCACCATTTAAAGGAGAGGCCTCCCAAGATCCCTCATAATTAGTTATTATTTGATATCTACCACAAGCAAAAGTCCTTTCTTTATTTCCTTTTGGTTTTTGACCATATATTTTAAGTAATTCCTCTACAGTTTTATCTATAATATTAGTTGTTGATAAGTCATTAGCTTTTCCGGTATTTGCTATGTTATACTTCCCGTTGGATTCGGTAAAGGCTATTAGTTCTTTTAAAGGAGTTAAGATTTTTTGTTCTTGTAAATCATTACCTGTCTCATCTATAAGTTTAATTCTTTTAGCTTCTTTGATTCGTAGGTTTCTTGGGGTATTATCATGTTCTCTTTCTAGTATTACCTCGTCTTCATCTACAGTTTCGGTTTGTAAATTAGCAGTAGCTATAGTTGATAAAGAAGTAGTCCAATCATTATTAGATATAGTATGTGTTATGTTACTAATCTGAAAATTAAAGGCTCTAGGGTATATATCTGGAAGAAATCTTTGGTCTAGTTGGAGTTTATTATAAATTTTAATCCCTTCAATACCTTCTAGAGTTAGATTAACACTTAAAGGTATAAAACCTGATTGGTTTGAGGGTTGGTTGTATTTTTTATATATAGAATTTAGTTTAGTATTTAAAAAGTCTCTATATAATTCTTTACCTAGTTCTATAAAATTGGGATCCATTAAAAAATATTTAACTCTAGAATCCGCAGTAGTTAAATATGATACAGTAATATATTTTCCAGTTACAGGATTTCTGACAGCTCCACCACGAATATGAGCCCAATAATAAAGAAAATCACCAAAATATTTTGATTTTTGCTCTTGATATTTTTCTTGTTGTGTATTTATTAGTTTTTGTCTTTTTCTATCAGCTAAAGCCTTTCTAATAAATTCGGGTCTGGTTACTTTTTTATATTTGAACCCTGTAACCTTATCTGTTATATCTTTGGTTTTGGAGTAGTATTCAGGATTTGTTAATCCAACAGGTACAGCAGAATAACTAACTAGATTAATAAATAGATTTTTAAAAGTAGTAGTATTATCCCATAACTTTCCTAAATCTTTTATATCTTGTTCTTCATTCTCTAAACCTAAATTTGATGATAAAGAAGTAGGAGGATCTATAACTTCTTGGTTATACCTGTCGGTTAAACCTTCACTCCATTTAGAAAAAGCAGTACCATCTGCTACTGAAGATGCATCCCCTTTAGAAGTTGCTCCAATAGCCATCATAGTAGCAAAATCATTGCTTAATTTTGATTCAAAGTTAAAATCCTTAACAAAACTTGCTTCTTTATTAGATGGGTCAAATCCTAGTATTTCCACTTCTCCTTGTTGTTGAATGTTAGTAGGCATTGGAGTTTGGTCTATAATAGTTATTATTTTATCGTCTTTTAATATAGGACGTAATTTAATAACATTAGCAAAGGCATCATTTATTTCATTACATATATTATCTAAAAGTTGAAAAAGAGATAAATTACCATTAGGTAAACGATTTTGAGACAAAGCTCTAGAAAGCATATCAAAATTAAGATATATATTCATTATATATCCTATCCGGATTTGTTTATCTAAATAAGGTTCCTTTTTGCCTCCATATTCATCTACCCACTTTAAACCTTCTGCACCTTCTTGACTAGAGGTTTGGGGTTTTACAAAGGGTTGTAGAAATTTGTTGTTTAAAAGTTTATTATAAAGGTCTCCCCTATTTACACCTCTATTAGTAGAATTATCGGCAGGGTTGTTATGGCCTATATTTGTTAAACTTGTTATTGCTATTCTGGGATCGAATGAGGTATTAAATTTATTAAGATATAAAAGATTAGTTTCTAAATCAGTATCTATTTCCAACATTCTTTCGGTTGATGATTGGTTTTTAATATCAGGAATTAGATATTCTTGAAGGACTTCTAAAAATTTACCAAATCTTATATAGTATTTGTATTGAGTCGGAGGAGTTAAAAATTCTGCAAATCTACCTCCTTGATTTCCTCCTTCCTTGACTGTAGAAGGAATACAGAAGAAATTACTATCCCTACCTGCAGTAGAAGTAATATTACCTCCATAGCCTATACCCCAGTCTATTGTTTTGATACAGTTAAATAAATATCTATTTAGAATTGTAGAACCAGCATTAGAAACAATACTAGATCCTTGTAGGTCTTTGTATGCAGGATCTTTTTTTTCTTGTTCTAAAGAGATTGAGGATTTGTTAGTTTTGAGAGTTTCAATTACATCTCCTGTGCTATATAAATTTAGAGAAATATTATAACTTCCGTCTTTATCAATAGTCCATTGAAAATTGGTAACTCTACCAAAAAATCCACCATAATTTCCTTGATATTGTATCTTTTTGGAGTTAATTTCTGATATTAGTTCTGTTTGTCTAGTATCGGTATTTGTAAACCAATAGTTATCTATTAGGGTATTACCTACGTCTTCAATAGTATAGTTTCCGTTTTGATCTTGTTTTGAAATGTATTTATCCCATCCCCATTCTATTAACATAGTAAAACCTATTCTAAAATAAAGAAGTTCTAATAACTCAAATTGGAATTTGTTATAGGCTTTAAGTTTAACAATTGCTTCTCTAATAGAACCCATTTCTTTGGGTTGTATTGTAACTTCAGTTATACCCGGTGGGGGTTGGATACCAAAATCATTACCACCTATTCCATATGTAAAATGGGTGTTCCAAAAATCTCCTTCATTACTTATTCCTTTATTTCTAAAATTGTAGGACCCATTATTATTTAATTCCAGAAAGAGTATTAAAAAGAATTGCCTTTTTGGCTAAATTATCTCCGTTAAAATCTTTGGGAGATAGACCTAAATTACTTAATTTTTTACTTCCGGGAATGGTACTATCTATGTAAACACTAGAAGCCATTTTTACCCAGGCATTTCTATTATTTAGATAGTTTAGGATATTAGAGCTTCTATTAGAGTTTAGTCCTTGACCCTGAGCAGATTGGCGTAATTTGATTTGGGTTTCAACGTATTTATCAAATGGTTCTCCTATTATATTTCCGGTCATAACTAATTAATTATTTAAATTTTCAAATTCACTAAGTATACCTGATAGATTTGATGGGATTCTTAATTGGGTTCCTTCTGGGATGTAATATGAGTTTTGGGTGAGTTGTGGGTTTGCAATAGAAATTACCCACCATAAAGATGAATTATTATAATATTGTTGGGCTAAAATATCAAATCTATCTCCTACAGTTGTTATAACATAAGTATCTTGTAAAGATAATGGAATATCAGGATATTTAGTAGAAGAATAATATTCTTTACCTTTAACATTTTTTAAAATATCTATATTTTTATACCTAGAGTTCATTATTAATTATTGCTAATAGTTACTTCTTTTTGAGAAAAATTTTCATCGGGTGGTAAAGGTATATAATTTTTAGCTTCAAAGTCTGTTTCTCCAGTTTCTGAGTTTCCATAATTATTTCTTCCCCCAGCTCCATATGTTTTTGAGTTTTCGTCTGTATCAGATTGTCCTGTACTAAGAGCTATATATCTTTCTTCTCCAAAGGACTTAATAAAATTAAAATATCCTGCTTCACTTTTAGCTCCAGTTGAAGGATCAATTTTAGCTCCTCCTTTAAAGTTATTTTGTTGTATTTGGGGAACAAAATTATGGATAGGTGTAAATTTAAATCCTGTTACCTTTATCATATGAGGTAGTTGTTTCACATTTACATCATTACTTATGGTATTATTACCTTCACCATTATTATCAAAACCACTACCATCAGGGATTGCTATCTTCCCATGGAGATTCTTGGGGTACTGTATAAGTAATACTTTCCATTATACCAGTTTGTTCATATAAATAACCTCCTACAGTTAATGTTATTAAATTACCTCTCATGTATCCTCTATCAGAATAATCAGGGGCGCATACAGAAGCTAGATAATTTAATTTTTGATACATAGGTATAAGTTCTGCTTTAGATTGTGCAACTACTGTCCAACTTAAACTTATACTTCTATCAAACCCCCCATACCTATAAAAATTTTCTCCTCTTCCCATCATTTTATCCCTTTTCCATTCAGATGTGTAACTATCTGACATATCATCTATGAAGGCTCTAAAATGGATATAAGTTTTATTTTTAGGATTATCATTATCTATAACTCCTATTCTAAACTTTACTAAATCATTTTTTACCTTATCTTTAATTACAAATTCAGATTTGTATAAAGGAAGGGCATTAATTTTATCTAGGGGTTTACCTACACTATAATATGAAGATTTATTTTTTTTCTTTCCAGGATCTCCTAAATTAACTCTGATTTCTATATTATTTCTAGTATAGTCTACTGCTGTTACTTTTGTAGGGATATTAGAAATATTTTTGTTAGGGGCTACTAATTCTTTTCTAAAATCCTGTTGTATTATATTATTATATTTAGAAGAGATTTTACTGGATATTTGATTAGAATCTAATGTTACAAAATTTTGTAATTTAAACTCGGGATTCTTTTCAAAATTTATACCGTCGTTAGTATTTGAATATCTTTTTATAATAGTACTTCCTATCCCCAATGTGGAACCTGGTCCTCCTGAGTATTTTAGGATTTGATTTTCATCTAGGGATATATTATTTTCGGATATACTACCTACAATATTAGAACTTAAGGTAGCAGATGAAACTAAATCTTGATAAAAATTCCCAGTTGGGGGAGGAATTAGGGATTTACCTATTTTTTGAAGAGATAATTGTACTAGCCTATTTTCTTCTACAATTTGTTTAGGTGTAACTTTTTGATTATAAACAGGTAAACCTAATGGATCTGTTATATTTGAAGGTAAATTAAGTAAACCACTTCCTCCACCATCAGGTCCAGTACGTTTAGTAGGATCTAAACCTTGTTTATTTAAGTGTATCCCTAGGGGATTACCAGCAGCTTGTAGTAGAGTTGAGGTTGGTAAATAAATACCTTCATTTAATGCTTTACCACTAGCTTGAGTGGCTACAGCTGTACGAGATAATATATTTTGTTTTGCAGTAAATAATAAACCATTAGGTGATTTAAAATCGAAAAACATTTGAGTTAATCGAGAAACATCATTTACTGCTCTACCTGGAGTTAATAAACCACCACGTAGAAGAAAGTCAGGACCACCTTTTCTACCTAAACCCTTTTCTCCATCTGGGATATCGGATTTAATATAAGGTTGGTTACTACTTCCTCCTCCTATTCTATCTTTACCATAACGTAAAGATTTAAGGTTTGTTTGTAAATTTACTAACGCCATATATTATAAATGTATGTTATTGAGGTGGGTTATCCAAATATCTTGCAGGAGTTTCCCCATCTAAATCTAGTAAGGATGGTTGTGGTTTTCCTGTGATGTTTGGATCACCATTAATAGAGTATTCTTTATGCAGTTTTGAATCTGCAAAAACAGGGATAGTAGGTGTTGCTCCATCTAAGTCTGTTAGGTTTGAACCTTGTGTTTGTAGTTTGTTTAATAAGCTCATAATATTATGTTTTTATTATAAATATAAATTTTATTGAATTTTAATTGATGTTGTTTTTATAGCAGTACCTAATGAAGTATTATTCATTTGTATAGTAGTAGATTGGTTTAAAAGTGAATTTAGGAGTTTATTAGTTTCTTCAACTTTTTTAATTAAAATATCATTTGAGGGTCCTTGGTTGTTATTAGCATTCTGTCCTAGGTTTGTACCCGCTACTACTGTATCATTATTGTTTAGGGCTATTGTATCTTTACCTTTTTTGATAATAGTGTCTCCATATCCTGCAGGGATGACAGCATCATCTGCTGTTGTTGCTCTATTTATATCAGATATTCCTCCTACGGCTCCTCCTATAAGTGCTCCTACAGGTCCTCCTACTGCAAGTCCCATTAATGCCCCAGTTATTGTTCCTATAACAGGTTCTACCATCTTTATTATTTTTCCTATAAACTCAAATATACCTCCTAAAGCTTCAAATGCAGGCATTAAAGCAGTAGCTACATCAGCAAATATTTCTTTTAGTTTTTCTACAGAGTTGTTAAACTTATCTTGCACTGTTTGAGCTTCTAATCTATCTGCAAGTTCATCCTTACCTAAAGCTCTTAACTCTTTAGCATTTTTACCTTGTATTTCTTGCTGAAATAATATATCAGCCATTTGATCTGATGTCATACCCATGGCATCTGCTAATGCTTTTTGTTGAATAACATTCATATTCTGGAAATCTGAATATGAACCTGCTTGCTGTTGGAGTTCTTTAGCTAAAGTAACTTGATCTTCCAGTTAAAGCCGCTTGCCTTGCTTTTTCTAAATTTATATTTCTACCTAAAAGTAATTCTGCTTTTAATTCATTTTGAATAGAAGTTTCAAAATTTAATAAAGCTTCTCCAGCACTTGCTACTTGTTCTAGAGTAGCTCCAAATATTTTAGCTTGGGTTATAGCTTTAGCTATTTGAACGGGATTAGACCCTAAGTTTGCTCTTACAGTACCGGTTACCTTACCAGTTTGTTCTAAGATATCTCTTAAATCCATTTGAACTCCTGATTGTCTTTGAAGTTCATAACTGGTACCTAATATATCTTTATAGTTTGCCTCAAAACTTTTACCACTTAAAGATGAAGCTGCTGCAAGATTACCAGCAGATTCTGCACTAGTCCCTACTACTTTAGTGAGTTTAGTCATAGTAACTAAAGTGCTAGTGGTAAAGTTAGTAATAAAACCAAACTGTTTATTTAAACTTGAAAAGGATTCTAGTAGTTTAGAAGCAGTAACATTTATATCCCCGGATTGTTTAGCAGCTGTGGAAAGGTTAGCTCTAAAGTTTGCAGCTTCTGAAGATGTAAGGGCCATACCTTTTTGTAACTCAACTGTTTCTTTATTAACCTTAAAAAAAGCAGAGACTAGTTCTGTTACTAGAGCTAAAGGACCAAGTGCTTTTTTAAGAGCAGGGCCTATAGATTTTATACCGGCTTTAAAAGGAGATAATTTACCAACTTTAAATGCATCTTTAGATATTCCTACTTCACTTAGGGCACTATCTAAACTTTTTCCTTCTTTTACTAAAGCTTTAACTTTATCAATACCTAGGTTATTTTGAGCTACTTTTCTAGCTTCTTTAGAGGCATTTTGGAAGGGTTCTGAGAGTTTTCTGAGGCCAGGGATAGATTTGGTTATATCAGAAAAAAGATCAAAACCTTTAACACTTAAGGATTTATTTATATTGTTATTTATTTCTTTAAGATTTTCTAATCTTTCTTTTTCGGTTTTTATAGTTTCTTCTAAACCCTCTAGAGTTTGTTCATCTATACTAACCCCCATTCTTTTAGCTACTTCTATATCTTCTAATAAAAGTAATCTTTGTAATTCATTTTCTTCAATCTGTTTAGATATACTTTTACCTATATCTAAACCTTGATTTAAATCATTTTGTGCTTTTATACTAGTTTTTAAATCCCGGGTCATTTTATTAATAGACCCTACTATATCTCTTTCGTAGGTTTTGGCTAAACGTTGACTAACCCCATTTACCCCCGCAATATCATCTGACATATTACTAAAGGCATCTTTGATTTGGTCTCCTAAACTTCTAAAAGCATCTTTTAGGATTCCTGTGGTTTCTACTTGGTCCCTCAGTAAATCATTACTTCTTTCTAATTCTTCGTTATTAGCCATATAAACTTAAATATATGTTATAAATACGAAAAAGAGCAACTATTTATAGCTGCTCTTTCCTTTATAGGGTTGTGATTCTTTTAAAAATGCTGGGGTATTAACTGTACCATCAGGATTTACCATGTTTTTCTTACCCTGAGAAGTTTGATTTTCCATGGTTGATTTTTCTTCATCATACCATTTTTTAATCTCACTGAAAGTATATTTTCTTAACCATATAGGAAGATTGTATACTGTTTGGTAGTCATATCCACCTTTACCATGAAATAATATTTCATGTATTTGTTTAAATAGAGCTACTCTAGCTTGAGGTGCTATTTTAGAGGTCAGGCCAAAAAAAGCTAAGCCCTATAGGCACATTTACCTCCTCTCCTCCTTCCAGAATATATGTTAAATCAACATCTGGTTGGGTAGCTTTTATATGTTCTCTTAATGCTCTGGAGTCTCTAGCTAATAAGTAGTTGTCTACAAACTCTCTGATTGATTTGGGTTCTGTTTCACCATCTACTGAGGTGATGATGTATTTTAGTCTTGTGGAGAGTTCAGGTGAAGCATCTTTATTGATTTTCTTTAGTCCTGCTAGCTCTCTATCGATTTTTTTCTCGTCTTGACCTGTTAATATTTTGTAGGTAATGTTTGTTCCACTGTTTGGTAAAGTAAAACTAAACTCATTTTTACCTTTCTCAATATTGGAAGCATCAAACGGTTTGTTCTCTAGAGTAGATAAATCAATGGTTTGTTCTTCACCTTTATATGAAAAATTATAATCTTTACCGTAACCTAATATTCTGGTTGCTATAAGGATTGCATTTTTATCTCCTACTATTAAATCATCTAGATTTATTTTTGAGATTACTACTGATTCTAGTAGTTTATCTAATACAATACCTTTTTGAATGTAGGATTGGTTGGTTAGGATATCCTCTTCTTTAGCAGTCATGTATTTGATTTCTACTTTACCACTTGAAAGGGGATTGTCTTCAGGGTATACTAACCCTTTAGATGGTAATTCAACTTCTTCAGTTGGGAATTTAAATTCACTCATAATCTTTATTTAATAACTTAAGTTTGTTCTATGATAAATATTAATATAAAAAAGAGCTTGATATAAGCCAAACAATTTTATAAAATAATTCTTCCTTTCACTCCAGGAACCATTTTTCTTATTTCTTCTTCAGAATATTTTTGAGAGATTGGAGTATTATATAAATCTAAATTTCCTTTTACTTGCAAAGTACTAGATAAAGATGATATTTTAGAACTATCTAATGCTAAAGTTCCTCCTACTTTTAAATTATCAGGTAAAGAATTAATGTTAGTATCCATTAAATATAAAGTTCCTCCTACTTGTAAGTTATTAGGTAAAGAAGTTATAGGGGTACCTCTTAAATCTAAAGCATCTCCTACTGTTAAATTATCAGGCAAAGAAGATATTTTAGTATTATGTAGAATTAAACTTCCTTTTACTTTTAAATTATTTGGGAAAGTGCTTATTGGGGTATTTCTTAAATCTAAATAACCTCCTACTTGTAAGTTATCAGGTAAGGAAATAGGTGGCAGATCAGATAAGTCTAAATCACCTTTTCCTCCATCCTTTATATATTGTTGTATTTTTTTCTGGAGACTAATTTGGTAGTTTTTAGCTCGTTCTTCTTTAGAACGTCTAGGAACTAATATTTTATTTTCTAGTATGTCTATTAATTTGATCATTATGAAATACCTATAATATCAGTATATGTTTTTATATCTTTAGCGTTAATTTGTTTATCTAAGCCATCATATCCATCAATCTGCCCATTATCTAAAACAGCTAAAGCTACAACTATCATATTTTTCCATCTTTTTGGAAATGCTTGTTTTAATTGTTTTATTATTTGTTCAGATTTTACTTTAATATAGTAAAAAGTTACATTTTTAGCATAATAATAATCATTAAAATGGTCTGGGGCCTTGTATGTTGTACACCAAGAAGAATCTTTAGTTCCATCTCTACAATCTCTAAAGGCAAAATGAGATAATCCTAATTTACGAGAAGCTTCATGGGTGTGTGGAGACATTATTAGTAAATCTGAGTTATCTATAACAGTATCATAGTCTGATTCTAAATCTTTGTTTGATATTGCTTCTCCTGATTTATTAATTTGGTCTACTTCATTTTTTAAATCTTTAAAGGATTTGATTTGGTAGATATCTTTAGTTTTGGTTTTACCTTTTTCTAGAAAAGTATTAAATTCTTCAATAGTATTTCGTAAATCGTCTATATCTGTAACTTGTTTATTTATCCACTGTTTTGCCATCCACCCAACAAATTTACGTGTTGATGTTGGGTCTATATCGATTAATGTCTTAAGTTCGTCTTGCGTTAATTTACCGGAATTAACGTATTGTTTTGCTTGTTTTACATTTTCTAATATGAAATGTTTATTTTCGGTAAGTAATTTTGGATTGTTGAATTTCATAATATATTATAAATGTAAAAAGGCTTGGCTATAAAGCCAAGCCAATTTAATATTAGTTTAATTTTTATACTAGAAATTTAACACACAATAATCTGGTTGGACTGTCATAGTTATTTCTTGAGCAGCGTCTTCTTGATCCCAGTTGTAATCACCAAAGCTAGCTTCTTGGATTAATGCACCTTTTATAATCCATTCTGATACTATATCTCCTACAGGACCTAAAACATTGAATGTTAAATCTTTTTTATAGAAATCTGAGTATCCATCTCTACCTGTTACTGATTCGTGATGTAATCTAACCCATTCCATTACTGCTTGAGCACCTGAAGGTGTGATTGGATCAAATAAGGTAAACTGGATAGTTCCCCATTTGGTTTTACCTTTTACGAAACGTTGAACGTTAATATGATTTAAAGGTACTGTTCCTTGTGATACGGTTATTGCTCCCATTCCTTTTACAATGTACGATGGAAAACCATCCATGTACATTATAAATCTATTCTTTTGTTTTGGTTCAAAAGCTGTATAAAATATTTCGTTTGGATCTAATACTGCCATTTTATGTGTTTATTATGTTATTTTATTATAAATATCTAGGTTTTTGACTCTTACGCTGGGAATGTTGCTCCTGTTGGTAATACATTAAAATCTAATAAAATAAACTCAGCAGTTCTAGTTGGTTGTAGGAATATTTGACCTACTAACTCATTTCTATCTATTACATCTGGTGAGTTATTTGTATCGTCCATGATTACTCTAAAAGCATACAATCCTTGACGTTGTTGAACGCTTTCCAAGTATGGGTTAACTTGGCTTAAGAAATTGTTTCTTGTAGCGATAGTATTTTGTTCGAATACCAATGTATCAGCTACTTGAGATATGTAAGATTTTAACTCGATTAACAGTCTTCTTACGTTAACTCTATCTAAAGCACTTGCACGTTTTTGTAATGTTTTCTGACCAAATACTACTACTCCAGTTTGTGGGAATGTAGCGATTGGATTTATGTTTGCTTCGTATAAAGTATCTCTTTGGGTTGCTGTAAGTTTTCTTTCTGCTCTTACTACTTGTCCTAATCCACCTCTTGTAATACCTGCTGGTGCGAACCATGGGTCTGAAGAGGCATCTGTGTAAGCATATACACCTGGAATCATTGTTGAAGCAGGAACATATACTAATTCACTTGTGTTAGGGTCTATAGTTTGTAGCCAAGGCCAATATGTTGCTGCATAACTATTATCAAATGCTGCTGCTTCTTGTACTACAGTATTTACTTGAACACCATATTCTACTAAATCGATTACAGCTACGTTATCTCCACGGTTTAAACTATTGTTTACTAAAGAAGTTAATTGAGTAGCATGATCTGCATAATTATTAATTAATCCAGGAACTGATACTATATTAAATCTATATTCATCTACATTAGATAATAAAGCAATTGCGTTAGAATAATCACTTCCTATTAAACCTTGTGAATCAGTATTTGTTATATTATTGTAGAATTGAGCTGCTCTACCAGTTGGTATATTTGAACCTTCAGCACCACCAAAACTTCCTGATTGTACTATTGGTAAAGATCCCGTGTAAGCATCTTTAGCTGTTCCATTATTATCAAAATAGTTAGGTGTTTTAAAGTTTACAGCTTTAACACGTACATATCTTGATATGTTAGGGTAAGATCCTGATTCTTGGATGTAGTATCCATCATCTGTTCTTAAGTTTTTATCTACATCCCCAATTACTTTTGAAATATAGTTTGGAGAATATGGATCTAGTGATAAGTTGTTGTATGATTCTAGTACTACTTTTTGATTTTTGTTATCATTACCTCTACGGATTAATAAACTGAATGTACCTGAAGAAGTGTTAGCTGAAGCTATTTCCCATCTTACATTATCTACTGAACCTGACTCTAAGATATTGTTTGTTCCTTCAGTTGAATCTGAATTCATGATTTCACCTTCAGATATAGTCTCTAATACGAATGGTGATAGACCAGAAGTTGGACCTCCAGAACCTGTTTCCATTAAACTAGAAGATGCAGGTGTAAATGATCCTGAAGTAACACGTGTTACTAATAGAGATCTACCTCCATTTTGGAAATAGTTGTTAGCTGCTACAGATGTTAAGTATGAATATACGTTTGAGCCACTTTCTATAGTAGAGCCAAATGTTGCTTGGTATTCTGAGAATGAAGTAACTAATGTTGGGATTTCAACAGGACCCTTAGCTGCAGGGCCTATAATAGCCGCTCCAAATTCTCTTGGTCCTTGAGTAATTTGAGACTGATCATTTTCTCTAGCTAATACCCCTGGTGATAATAATGTTTCTGCCATGGTTTATGTTATTGTTAAGTATTTTATTTTGTTATAAATATGACAGAACCTTTAAAAAAACTTATTCTACAGGTTTAAATTCACCTGTTTCTAAATCTATATTACCATCTCCATACTTTTCTTGAAGTTCTATAGCAAATTTATTATTTTTTTCTTGTAGTTGAGCTAGTTTTTCTAAGATTTCATTTCTTTGTCCTTCTAGTAAAGCTCTTTGAATATCTATTTGACCCAAAGTGAAGGTAACGTTGTTAGATTCAGTTTGAAAATCTTTTAATTGTTGTAACTCTTCTTGTGATAACTTTTTGTTTTCCATTTTTAAATTTTAAATTATTTTAGAGACCTAATATAATAAAGGA